CGGCACAGGCGAACTAATTTATACAACTGATACTAAAAGATTATATATTGGTGACGGTACAACTGTTGGTGGGAATATCATTAGTGGCAGTGGTCTTAGCAACATTATAGAAGATATCAGTCCCCAATTAGGTGGCGACTTAGATATTAATGGTTTTAGTATTGTCTCAGCCGGTAATAGTAATATTAATATTAATCCAGCTGGAACTGGCGACATTATATTGCACGGAAATTTAACTATTGATCAGGATGGTAACATTACTAAAACTGGACAATTAAATATTACCTCAACAACTTTAACTAGTTTTGGAAATATTACTACCAACGTCGATGGCAATATATATATTACTAGAAATGCATACTCTGCTGCTGCTACTCAGGGATTTACATTTGCCCAGCATCATGAAACTGCTGATGCTGTTAATTTTACATTTTTTAGAAGTCGTGGTACTGGACTAGTACCTACTGCGGTTGTTGGCAGTGACAGACTAGCTGATATTGCATTTGCCGGACATGATGGCGTTAATGCTGTTCCGGGTGCGCAAATCTCAGCAGTTGTTGAAGGGACTCCCGTTACTAACAATGTACCAACTAAACTAGTTTTTATTACTAACAACGGCACTACTACTGCCGGCCGTGCTGAGATATCAGCAGGGGGTGTATTAAAATCTAACAACATACAAAATTACAGCAGTACTGATTTAAATTTAACTGGTTCTGGAACTGTTAGTGCAACTAATTCTATTATCAGCTCTGGTGCAGCTACGTTAGCAGCTGGTACAGTATTGACTGTAACTGGTGCAGTAACTGGTGGGTCACTAATTGTAGGGAGTATTCTTAGTGGTGGCACAATTTCTTTTGGTACAAGAATTACTGCTGTTAATTCGGCAACATTTGTATCCACTATTAGTACCACAACACTAACTGTTAGCAGCGTGTCTGCAGGTACAATCACTATAGGTATGGCCTTAAGTGGCGGCGCAGTAACAGCCGGTACGTACATTGTTGCGTTTGTATCAGGTGTTAATGGTGGTGCAGGAACGTATACCGTAAATCAAAGTGCTACTGGAGCACCAACAACTGGTACAAGTTACACAGTTAGCGCAAGTCAATTAGTGAGATCTACTACACTAACATCAGGCGGCAACATTAATCTATTAGGTAATGTAAAGATACTTGGTCAGAATAGTTTAAGATTTGCAGATTTTGACAGTTCGAACTATGTTGCATTTAAGGCGCCCACTACTGTAGGAACTAATGTAACATGGACTCTTCCAGACGCAGACGGCACAAGCGGACAAATGTTATCTACAAACGGTAGCGGAACATTAAGTTGGGCAACCGCCGCCGGCGCCGGAGGATTAACTTCGAGAGGAACAGTTACCGCATCTACTGCTAGCATTGCCAATGGTGCAACAGCTAATATTGCTATAACTGGCTATAAAGGATACATTCTTTATAAAATAAATGTTACAGGAGCTGCATGGGTTAGGATTTATACCGACACTGCAAGTCGGACTGCTGATTCATCAAGACTTGAAGGAGCAGATCCAGCGCCAGGTGCTGGTGTAATTGCAGAAGTTATTACAACTGGAGGCCAAACTATTTTAATGTCTCCAGGTGTATTTGGTTTTAATAATGAATCATCTCCAACTACTAACATTCCAATTGCAGTTACAAATAAATCCGGTTCACCTGCTTCAATTACAGTTACATTAACTATTGTACAATTAGAGGTATAATATGTCTATATCAGATTACATTAAAACAAAAGAGTATGTTGTAACTGTAAATGATTTTAATGATCTTGATGCAATTTATGATGAACTAGAAACTGAAGGTAAGAGTCCTCCAAATACTGATATTGACAGAGGTGTTTCATGTGTACATCGCAAACTCACTAGCAGGAACACTCATTATCTTTTGGCAGACTGGGAAGCTGACTTGCTAAGGCAAGATCCAAGAATCAATTCTGTAACTCCAGTTCCGTCGATGTTAGGTATTAAAGCTGGCACATGCGCTATTGAACAAACTAGCACTGCCTGGGATAAATCTAGTAGTGTTACTAGTAGTATGAAGAATTGGGCATTGCTAAGATGCACCGAAGGCGTACAGCGGTCAGGATGGGGCAGCACCGGGTACGAAGGTAATGGCTCAGGCACGGCTGCACAAACTGGTACGATTACCTTAACTCAAACTGGTAAAAATGTAGATGTTGTAATATGTGACGAAGATGGTATAGTATGGAATCATCCTGAATATGCAGTTAACTCAGACGGAACTGGTGGAACTAGATCCGTACAATATAATTGGGGTCAGCATAATGCTGAAATTGGCAACGGGTCTAATGGAACTTGGACCTACGGAACTGGTAGTCACTCTACTCATGTATCCGGAACAGTTGCCGGTAATACTCAGGGATGGGCACGTGATGCTAACATTAATAACATTTATTATGATGCCGGCAATACTGGCAACTTTAGTTATGTATTTGATTATATACGAGCATTCCACAGAAACAAATCGGTAAATATTGCAACAGGTAGAAAAAATCCAACTATTGTTAACAACAGTTGGGGTATGAGTATATTTCCAAGTGAATGGTCATTTAGTGATATTACCGCTGTAACCTATCGAGGTCAACGATATACACCTAGCGGTGCTATTAGTTATACTGGGTACAGTGGAGTATGTACAGCCAATGCTAGATTAGCTTCTCTAATTGGCGAAGAGAACAAAGGTAATCGGATTATTACCAGTGGCCCGTATACACCCCCAGGTGGTAGTATTGTATCTAAACCTGTTAGTTGGAGTCAAGAAGGACAACAAGCATATCTAACAGTGTTATCACAACCCGATGCAAGTTATGAAGTTACAATACAAGGTCCTGCAGACATACATGCAATACACAATGTAGCAGTTGATGCTATCTCAGGTAGCATGTCTCTTAGTGCTGACCTTATTATTTTAAACAATTTAGATCAAGAAATTGTTAGATATACCGACGGTCCTGCACAATCAGACAATGGTGGAACTGTTGAGACCCTAATTGACCGTACATACACATTACCAAATAATATTATCTACAAAATTAAATTTAATACTACTGCAACTGCACCAGCTGGCGCACAATTTGCCACTGCGATGAGCATAGTAGTAGTCACGGAGAGTACTCCAGCAGCAGCCAGTGTCACTGAAATTACAAACAGCCTATTAGGAGCTGCTTCACTAACTGCATCAACTACACCAAATAATGGCAACAACGATGATGGATTCTGGGCTTTAGCATTGCCATTTAGTATAAATTATCTAGGAACCTCGTACAATACAATCTATGTAGGAACTAATACATATGTTACGTTTGGTAGCGGATCTACCCAATATACAAATCTTAGAGCAACTAATCCTAATCTTCCTAAGATCATGTGGTCGTGTGCTGACAACTCTGTGCAAAGGATCTATTACGGTACTGAAGGTACTAGTCCCAATAGAACATACAGAGTACGGGTAGAAGGCAATGCTGCTGTTAGCGGCACAGTGGGCAGTCCAGGAATGGTGTGTGAATGGACATTTTATGAAGCAGTCCCTGAAAGAATAGATTTGCAGCAAGGTGTTAATAACAGAAAAACGTCAGGTGGCGGTTTTACCACACAGCAATTAAACAACTGGGGTTTTATTAGTAGTCAACGTATACCAGTACGTGTAAACGCATGTGACTCCGATATTGAAACGTTGTATAGTGAAGGTATTATAATGGTTGGCGCTGCTGGTAACGGTCGATGGAAACACGACGTGCCAGGAGGACTTGACTGGGACAACAGTTTTGAAATGGCCAGTCGATATCCGTTAAGTGTAAGTAATCCATATTTTTATATGAGAGGTACTAGTCCCACAGCCAATGATAGTAGTGCATATAACTTACCAGCTATATGTGTAGGATCAGTTGACACTATTCAAAATGACCAAAAAGTATTATATAGCGACTGCGGTCGGGGAGTTGACGTATGGGCTCCAGGTACTTACATTGTAAGTGCATTACCTAGTGGTACTGCTGACCCAAGAAACGGATCATACTACTTAGGCAAGTATAGCGGGACTAGTATGGCCAGTCCACAAGTTGCTGGAGTATTATCATGTGCTCTTGAAATATACCCCCATATGAATCAAGCTTCAGCAAAGGCATATATTTTAGGATACGCAAAGTCCAGTCAACTTACTGCAACTACCGATGGTCCAACGGACGGTCAAGACTTACAAGGTGCCGCAAACTTATTTCTTTACTATGCCAAAGAACGATTAACTTCGGGAAACACATTTCCTAAAATTAACTACAAGCCAAGACCCACATCTGGTGCAGTTTATCCTCGATCAAGAATAAGAAGGACTTTATAATTATGCCACTGAGCGTATGGACCGAACGTTCTGGATATAGTTTTGGTACTATACAAGAAAGAACATCAATAAATCAGCCATTGCCGGTTGTTAGCAGTGCCGCTACATATTCTGTAATCTCAGGAAAACTTCCCCCGGGTCTTAGAATAGAAGGCAACACTATTATTGGGTCAGCATTTGAAGTGCCACGTTCGACGGAATTTAAATTTGTAATACGTGCATCATATAACAATGAAATTTCAGATAGAACATTCACAATTAATGTAGAAGGTGCTGATCAACCAGTATGGCAAACTGCTGCTGGAACATTACCCGTTGGTCCTAATAATGTTTATTATATTCTTGATAGTTCATATATTGACTTTCAACTGTTGGCAACCGATCCTGATACTGCTGCCGGACAACGATTAAAGTATTTCATTGCCAGCAACGGAGGAACGTTACCTCCTGGATTAGTATTAACTGACTCTGGAAGAATTGTAGGTTGGGTACAACCTGCATTGGTTATTCCTGCAACTGCTGGCAATGGATTTTTCGATACCACAGTCTACGATGCAGTTGCTTTTGACTTTGGTTATAGATCAACCAATGGTTACGACAGTTACATATATGATACTGCAATTTTTGATTACAGTACGCCTAGTCTTAGCCCTAAAAAATTAAACCGTAACTATGAATTTGTAGTTACAATTACAGACGGTGACACCGAAGTAAAAAGAAAGTTTAAAATTTACGTAGTAGGCGACGACTACTTTAGAGCAGATAATACAATTACAACAGCAGGCTCCGGTACATTCATGGTTGATGCAACATATGTACGTGCTCCAATATGGGTTACTCCTGCAAACCTTGGAGTACGTAGGGCAAACAACTATCAAACTATTAGATTAGATACTTACGAAGATTTAGATCTTGGCCCTATTGTTTATTCATTAGACTCTGTCAATCCAGATTCTTCACCTAGTTTGCTACCGCCAGGGATGCAATTTGATCCCGGAACTGCTGAAGTGTTTGGTATTGTTCCTTATCAGCCAGCAATTACTAAAACTTATAATTTTACAATAACTGCAACAAGATTAAGTGATCGTGCAGAAACTGCATATAGTCAGCGTACATTTACTATACAGCTATTAGGTGAAGTTGAAAGTGTAATGGGATGGATGACTGGATCAAATCTAGGTTCTATTGAAGCTAACTTAATTAGCAGTTTGTTAATTACTGCATCAAGTACTATTTCTAACTCTGTTATACTATATGTAAAAACTAGTGGCGAACTGCCACCTGGATTATCTCTCGCGCTCGATGGGGAAATTATTGGAAAAGTAACACAGTTCGGCGACAGTATTCAATATCAGAGTAAATGGAAAGCTATGCGAAACTACAATCTAAATAATGTAGTGCTGCGTAACGGAGTATATTATAAAGCAATTATGGCTAACATAAGTGCTACATTTAATTTAAATAATTGGATAGTATATAATTTTACCAATCAAGGTATTGTTACATTTGACGGTAATAGTTTTAGATTAGATGCAGGGACTACTACATTTGATCGTTCATACTCGTTTACTGTACAAGCTCGAGATATTTTAGGCTACAGTGCAATATCAAGAACATTTAGTTTAACAGTCACTACTCCTAATAACAGACTGTATAGTAATATAACTGCAAAACCATATCTCAAATTAGATCAAAGAGAAATGTTTAAAACGTTTATTAGAAATGGCGATGTATTTGATGCAACTGCAATATATAGACCAAGTGACAGTAATTTTGGAATTCAGAATGAATTAAAAATGTCAGTATATGCCGGCATAGAAACCAAAACTGCTGCACAGGTAGTTTCAGTAGTTGGTCAAAATCATCGCAAAAAACGATTTAAATTGGGAGATATAAAATTAGCTCAGGCAAAAGTGCCCGGTACTAATAATGTAGTGTATGAAGTTATCTACATCGACGTTATTGATCCTTTAGAAATTGGTAATAAGACTTTAGACTTAGCTGTTGCCGTATCTATTGACCCGATAGCAGTAACTACTGATCAGACTAACATATATTTTAACGGACCATTTGATACTTCTGAAAGATTTTGGGGTAGGCCGCAACCGTATTCAGTGACTGCGGATCGTAATGACGTATATCCTGATGGTGAATTTAGAGGACCAGCAAGTATATCATTATGGCGCAAGCGTATTGAACAATTAGGATTACATGATCGAAACTACATGCCCTTATGGATGAGAACTGTTCAAGATGGTAGCGTTCAAGAATTAGGATTTGTTAGCGCCATTCCTCTTTGCTTCTGTAAAGTTGGACGAGGTAATGATATTTTACTTAACATTAAAAATTATTTAAAAACAAATACGGACTTTAGATTTAATAAAATTGACTACACTATTGATAGATATACAATAGATTCTGTCACCGGTGATACCACTGATAAATATATCGTATTTAGAAACGACAGGACTATAATAACATGACAAGTGCGATAGTATCATCAACAATTGATGCCAATTTTCCAGTAGCTGGCCAAGACAACAATAGTCAAGGTTTTAGAGATAACTTCCAAATTATCAAAGATGGGCTTTCACAGTCAGCAACTGAGATTACCGGTCTACAGGCAACTACTGCTAAATTAAATGCAACTAATGATTTTGGTGGAAATATTATCCAAAATGCTGTAACTAAAAAATTATACGGTTCAGTCGCTACTGTACTCGAAGCGCCTACGGGCAACTTAGATGTTTCTACAGGTGACTATCAAAGAATCACTTTAAGAGATGCAAATGTTACGCTAACGTTAACTAATTGGCCATCATTAGATAATCGGTTTGCTAAAGTACGTATTCATTTAGAAAACAATCAAACATCATCACACACTGTTACATTTGCAACTAATGCATTAGCTACAGTATCAGACGATGATAGTGGAAAATTTACCAGCCATGCTATTGCTGTCCCAGCTGGAAAAACTGTTATGGTAGAAGCATCAAAATACGACTACGGCAGTGGTAGTAAAATGTATCTTAGATACCTTGGAGAATTTGCCTAATGCATCCGTTAGCTGAAGATTTTTCACAATTAAAAGATGCTGAGATTGAATCGCGAGTTTCAGATCTTAGTAAAAAGTATTGGCAAAGTAGCAACCCTGCGCTACAAACTCAAATCTCGTTATTTTTAGATCTATATAACGAAGAGCTAAGAAGTAGAAGAGCAAAAGCATGGCAGCAACAATACCAAAATAGAGATAAAGGACTTGACAAACTGATCAATGTCAAGTAAAATGTCTGTATGCGCACAGACAAATATAGTAATCCCATCTTTAACGAACAAGATTTATTTGATGCTCTTTACCAAGGACATCAATTTAGTGTCGATGATACTATGCTTGTTGAAGAAAGAACTAATTCTATACACCAAATAGAATTACAGTTGGGCTTTAAATTCATGGAGCCCTATGAAACTCACTTTGAAATAGCAGATTATGATAGATCATGCCAACGCATTTGGAACATGCCCGAAGATTACTGTCCAAATTTAGTAGAAATACTCTACGGAATGTGTACTACTGAGGAACAAACTACTAGAGTAAGTGAAGAATTAGAAGCATTTATCCAGCACGGGATGATGGATTTGCTATTTTATTTAAAATATCTAGTTGATACACTTAGGGCTAATAATGTAGTTTGGGGTGTTGGCAGGGGGTCTAGCGTAGCAAGCTACGTGCTATATCTAATTGGAGTACACAGAATTGACAGTATAAAATATAATTTAGACTGGCATGAATTCTTGAGATAAGTAATTATATAATGTTAGGAGATAACAATGGCAAATAGTGTTTATAGAACAATGCAGGGCAAAGAAATTGACCTTGACAAA